TGTTTGATCACTAGGATTACCATTAGCATCTCTAGCAGGTTGATCTAGTATGTCAGCAAATGCTTGACTGTCTGTTATTTTCTTTAATTTTATTCTATATAAATGTGGCCACCAAGTTTGGCTAAAACCTTCGCTGGCACGAGCAACATCCTCTATGACAAAATATCTTGGTAGTGCAATATTGTAATCGTTAAGAGCGAACTCATCAACTAGATGGGGAAGTTCAAAAACATCTCCACTTATAGGTTTGCGTCCTACAGTTCTAATCCAATCGTTGATATGAACAGTGGCAAATATTGTATCATTATCAATAAAAAGCCCAAATTGGCTGAGATTAAAATCTAAATTTTGGACTTGGTAATGACCTCTAATTCTATAAATGCTAGGGTCATATTTTCGATCACGGTTTTCCAATAATAACAAATCTTGAATATTTGTTTCTTTTAGTTCAGCATAATGTGGTTGATCTGCTGTGGCATTTTCTGGACTCGTGTTCACACCAAGATACTTGTGTAGATAAAAATCAGTACCACCAATCTGGAACATTTCACTGATCTGACGATCAATAAATTTAAAGTCGTATCCACGTTCTGGACGGTATAAGCTCAAGCGAGGCATATGGTATTTATCGGCTGATAAATAACTTGCAGGAGCCCAAAATGTCAGAAAAAACTACTACTTTATTAGAGCGTGAAAATGTTTACAAATATGTAAGAACCATGCTGGGTGATGGTATGGTTGATGTAGAATTGGATCCTAATCATTACGAAATTGCCCTAGATCGTGCCATAGCCAAGTATCGTCAAAAAAGCCCTAACGCTGTAGAAGAAGCATACTATTTTTTAGAACTCAAAGAAGATACCAACGACTATAGATTACCTAAAGAAATCATAGAGGTTCGTAGTATATTTCGTCGTACTATAGGTAGTCGTACAGCAGGTGGAAGTGGTGGTACACAGTTTGAACCATTTAATCTAGCCTATACAAACACATATCTATTGAATAGTACTATGCTAGGTGGTATAGCAACATACGATATGTTTGCTCAATATCAAGAATTAGTAGGACGTATGTTTGGCGCTTTCATCGAATTTCAATGGATACCCACCACACATACATTGAGAATACTTCAAAGACCTTATGCTGAGGGCGAGCAGGTATTAATTAGAGGGTATAATCATAGACCTGATTATATCTTACTACAGGATCAATACGCAGCCCCATGGTTTAAAGACTATACCTTGGCCAACTGTAAGTTAATGCTAGGTGAAGCCAGAGGCAAGTTTAGTCAAATAGCAGGCCCTGGTGGTGCTGGTGGGCTAAACGGATCTGATCTCAAAGCAGCAGCCAAAGAAGAAATAGAGAAATTGGAAAAAGAGATAGATACCTACGTAGCCGGTGGCACAGGATATACTTTTATTATCGGATAAACTTGACTTTGCCTATGAATTCACATATTATACGGAAAAAGGAGTATACTATGATTGTGGGTATTTGTGGTCTTATTGGTAGCGGTAAAGATACTATTGCCGACTATCTAGTGAATTTCCATGAGTTTCGTAGAGAAAGTTTTGCCCGTAGTTTAAAAGATGCTGTAGCCGCTGTGTTTGGTTGGGACAGAGACATGTTGGAAGGTCGCACCAAACAGAGCAGAGAGTGGCGTGAACAAGTGGATTTTTGGTGGAGTAGCCGTTTAGGAATGAAAATTACTCCACGTTGGGTACTACAAAATTGGGGTACAGAAGTTTGTCGTCAAGGATTTCATGATGATATTTGGATCGCTAGTCTTGAAAATAAACTGAGGAATAGCAACGATAGTGTGGTAATAAGCGACTGTAGGTTCCCTAATGAAATAGGTGCTATTAAGAAAAACGATGGTATTATAGTATGGGTACAAAGGGGAGAATTACCTGATTGGTACGATACTGCGGTTGACGCTAATCTAGGGGATAAACGTGCCTTAAAAATTATGACGGATATTGGTATTCACCCTAGCGAGTGGAAATGGATCGGTACAGATTTTGATCTAGTATTAGATAATAATCATAGTTTAGATGATCTATATAATAAAATAGAAACACTAGTAATTAATAAACCTTCTTTGAATATGGGTAATAAGGTGGCTTATTTATATAATACAAGTGCTTAGAATGTAGATTTTTCCTTTATCAACTTGGTATTTTTTGCTCAAGTGTGCTAAATACTAGAGTAAGATTTAGGAGAAATCTAACAATGGCACAACTTAATTCACCTGGTGTAACAGTCACCGTTGTTGACGAGAGTTTTTATACTCCAGCCGCACCAAGCACAGTACCTTTAATTGTAATAGCAACAGAAGAAAATAAACCTAACGGTGCAAACACCGGAATAGCATCTGGAACGCTCAAAGCCAATGCAGGGTTAGCATATTTGATAACAAGTCAAAGAGATCTTTCAGAGACCTTTGGTATTGCCAGTTTCAAGACTGATGCAAATAATAATCCTATCCATGCTGGCGAGCAGAATGAATATGGTCTTCATGCAGCCTATAGTTTCTTAGGTGTCAGTAATAGAGCGTATGTTGTTCGTGCAGATATTGACATGGGCAGTATCAACGCTAAGGCTTCAGCACCAAAAGCAAATCCAGTTAATGGAACATATTGGTTAGATACTGGTATGAGTGATTGGGGAGTTTTTGAATGGAATGGTGATCTTAAAGGAACTGGTAACGGTCAAACTTTTACCAAGAAAGTGCCAATTGTAATTACAGATCCTAATAAAGTTGTAGATTTTTCTAATGGTGATTATACTCCTAAATCAAGTGTGGGCGCTGTAGGTGATTATGCTATAGTAACTTTAATGAATTTAGACACAACTTATGATGCTCCAGATGTATTATGGTTTAAGAGTCCAGGAAATTTATTTAATGTTAGTGCTGGACAATGGGTAGAAGTAGGTAGTGAAGAATGGAGAAGTAGTTGGCCTGTAGTAGTTTCTACTAAAGCAGACATTTCGGCTGCTGATGGTAAAACTCTAGTTTTTGATGCAGATGGTATTGCAGGTAATGAGACAATAACACTTAGTGGTACAACTGCCGATGTAATTGCAGCACAGATTAATTCGTTTAGTAGTACAGTAAAAGCCGGCGTTAGTAAGAATAATCGTTTAACATTATATTGCAGTCCAAGTATTAGAAATTTTAATATAAGTGGAACAGCGCTAGCTGATCTTGGATTTTCTGGTTCTAATTATTTTGAACCTAGAACAGTTAGACAACCACACACAGCAGTACCTGCATTTAAAACAGCAGATCCTAGTCCAAGACCAACAGGTAGTGTATGGATTAAAACAACAACACCTGGTGGTGGTGTGAATCTAGTTTTGAAAAAATATAATTCCGATAGTTTTAGTTGGGAAAATATATCAGCACCATTGTACAGATTACCACATGATGCCATATATCAAATTGATAAAACTGGTGGTTTACAAATCCCTACAGGAACTGTCTATGTAAAATATAATGTAGAAGAACAAGTAAGTGCTAATACACTAGTGGCAACAGACTTTAAATTCTTTAGAAGAAGATCTACAGGTGCAACTTTAGTCAGCAGTGTGAAGATACTAGACGGCACATTCAGTAATGGTGATCAAGTAGATATCTATATTCAAGAAAGTGTTGCAGGTAGTGCTAGTTTGACATCACAAACAAATATTGTTTGTACTTTAACTGGCACTGTAGATGATGCAGACATTATTGCAGGTGCTATTAATAATGTTGGTCTAATCAATGTTAGTGCAGAAGTAGATACTCAAAACAGAGTGATAATTAGTCATAAGTTGGGTGGTGAAATGAGACTAGAAGATGATAGTAATTTTAGTTTCCTATCAGACCTTTTCGGTTCAGAAGCGAATCCAAATTTATATTCAGCACCTTCAGGTGATTTTAATGATTACGTAATATCTCTTTGGGAACCATTAAGATTTACAGCAAGTAAGACTGCTCCAGAGAGTCTAACATTGGATGGAACATTATGGTATAGCAGTATCATAGATGAAGTAGATATTATGGTACATGATGGCTCTAAGTGGAGAGGTTATAGGAAAATATATC